CCAGTTACATTGACTTGTGCATTCCAAACTGGTGAAAGTTTTACTGCAGTAGGTACAGGCAATAAAACAATTATTCAATGGGACAAATCTGCTACGTTCTTTGAAGCTTCGAGTGTATATGTTGACCCATGGCTTTTTATCACAGAAGCTAGTGAGCAAGGCAACGTATTCAAAATGGCTTTTAATGTTCGTACAAAAGAAGCATATGGTGAAACACAATTTGCTGATGGACACAAATCAAATGGACCTTTGTGGTGCATTTTTAAATAAGGACAATGTTAGTTGAAAATCGTGGAGGTTACAAATATGTCGGATGAAGTGCAAGATGTTATTGATGGGTATCACAAAGAAACATCAGAAGAACGCAAACAGCGTAAGGATCGTGAAGATCGTCGTTGGAATAAGCAATGGGCTATGGAAAAGTCTATTGAGTGGTCCAAGCATATTAACGAGTTGGTGTCGACACCAGATAATGGCGTAACAGGTGTTATTATGACAAGTATCGACGTTCATACTATTGCAGATGGTTTTTACAAATGGCTTTATAAAGATACCCAGTAAAAGGAAAGGGGCCCTTTCGGGCCCCTTTTTTTAGTTGAGCAGGTTAAACCCTGCCTCTTATTACATGATGTTATTGATAATAACAGCGCGGTAGTAAGCGTTAGTGTTGTACTGGATATTGTAGTTTGAGTAAGCAGAAGTTGTAGGATACAACTGAGCTCCACCAGACTGTGTAGACTGTGCGAATGGATTTGCAACCATGCCGTAACGAGTCTTGAATCCAATCTTAGGCTGGAAGTCTGACTGACCAACTGCACGAACCATCTGAAGTGGAACGTATGGGCAGTAGAATAGACCAGCATCAAATGCATTAGCGCCCTTATAACCAACTGTCATGTAGTTAGCAGTGGTATATGGATCGATGTACACTCTGAAGCGACCATTTAGAATACCAGCGAAAGTGTTGCCAGTATCATCAACCTGAAGGTTGTTAGAAGCAAGAGCAGGAGTGTAGTCAAGAACACCAGCCATCTGAAGTGCAGAAGCAACGTCTGAAGAGCAGATAACGATGTTACCCTTACCACGACGAGTGTCTTTTGCGATCTGGTTAGCTTCCTGTTCAACATGGAACATCATGCCCTTGAACTTTTCAACTGACCAACGACCGTTTGAATCGGTGTCAAGATCGAACACACCAGCAGTAGTAGTACCTGACTGAGCACCACGAACAGCTGAAACGTTGATTGTACGAATAACTTCACGGTTGATTTCAGCAAGAATTTCTGACTGAAGGATGTTTGCTAATTCAGTCTCAGCATCCAATCCATGAACAGCCTTAAGATCCTGTGCCAATTCCATAGTGTATTCTGCCTTTAGAGCACGAGACACTGCAGTAACGGAAACCTTATCGATTGAGAAGGCCATTTCTGGGAATGTATAAGTTGAACCAAGAGCTTCTGCAGTAGTAGTAGCAGCACCAGTTGCATAGTTGTAGTAAGTAGTATTAGCTGCAGCTGGGTTAGTAGCTGGACCTGTACCAACCTGTGCCTGACCAGCACCAGTTGTAGGATCGCCACCTGGAGTAACTGAAGAAGCAGCTGCTGAGAATGCAGTGTTAACTTCGTTATAGAAGGTTTCAGCACCCTTTGCAGTTGAGTTAGCATATTGTGAACGCATTGCGAAGATAAGACCAGTTGGTCCAGTCATTGGCTGAACGCCGCAGATATCATAAGCAATGAGGTTAGGCATAGAACGACGAATCAAAGAGATCAAGATTGGATCGTAACCAGCTACGCCAGTTCCGCCCTGTCCACCGTAACCACCAGTGCCAACTGCGTTGACGCCAGTTTCAAGAAGTGACTGTGCACCACTTGGGCCTTGCTCTCTAATCATCTTTTCTGTGTTCTCAAGAAGAACAGCAGTAACATTGCGCTTGTGTGCATCGTTGATTCTACCAAGATCTTGATGCTCAAGAATTGGCTTCCACTTTGCGATTAAGTCTTCATTAAAACCGATCATTTGTGTGTCTCCTTTAGAGTGTTGATTATATAATTTTATTTATTAAAGTTTACTTTTTGGCAATTTTTGAAAGTGCAGAAACGTAGCTTTGCATGTCAGGACCAACTGAAGATTCTCTTGTAGGCTCTTCAACTGTTTCGCTAAGAAGTTGATCCTTTGCAACTCTTACTACTTCCCCATTCTTAGGGAAATAGGTTTCTTTAATGATGGAAACCTTCTTGCGAAATTCACTAGCGTCAGAATAGTTAATAGCTTCAGTTAGCTTTAGGAACTTATCCTTCTGTGTATCAGACATTCCTTCTGCCATTGAAAGAGTAATATCGTTAACTTCATTTTCGTTAACTACCTTGCTAAGTTCAATGTTCTTCTCAGTCTGCTCGTTCAAACGATCCTTGAGAGATTCGATCTCTTCAGCCATTGTTTCAACGATATCAACTTCATCATCGGGAATGCTCACATAGTGCTCTACGAAAACATTCTTGAGGCTTGCCATGAATGATTCGGCCATATTGGTACGAATGTTATTCTGGATAGCTAGTTTATTTTCGTTGATCCATTCTGCAACGGCATAGTTAAGATAGTTATCAACATTCTCAACCATTTCGTTCTTAATTTCTTCTACAGACTCTTCAAGGGTCTGTTCAAATTGCTCTTCAATCTGTGATTGAATGGTAGCATAATGCTCTTCAATCTTAGCAACTTCCATGTTCACTCTAGTTGAAACAGCTGCTTCAAAGAGAGCTTCTGTCTTCAACTTAAAATCTTCTGATAGTTCATCAGATCCACCAAATAGAAGAGCAAGGTCTTCTTTAACTGATGGCATTGGATCTTTCTGCTTGCCAGCTGACTTAATAGATGCCTTATTCTTTTCAGAATTGTCACCAGTAGCTAGGTGTGCGTTGTTGTTGTAAATCTCATCGTTTGAATGAGTAAGTTCTTCTGGAGCTGAACCAAGGCTAGCAACGAAAGATGCGAGATCTTCCTTGTCAGCTCTTGAAGCGTAGTCTACCATCTTAGCCATTAGCTCAGAACGAGATACGCCAGTTGGCTTAGCTGCAATTGAGGCCATGTTAGATGAAGACTCATCTTCATTAACAAGGTCAAAATTTTCATCTGTTTGATTATATTCTTCAGACATTAGATTCTCCTAAGGTTGTATACATTATTTATGTAATTATAATTTTGAAAGGAAATGCTTGAAAACTCTAATCTTAGCTTCTGATAAATCAGCTTTTGGAGCTTCCTTGATAATTTTTTTATGTTGTTCTACTGTTTGAGCCTTTAACACACCATTGTTCCAAACCCATTCGACGCCTTCCATAACACCATTAACATAAGCATCAGGAGCGGAAGGATCAGCAACAATGTCTGCAGCTGTGGCTAGAAAGAAATCATCCTGAACAACGTTAACACCATTAACTTCTTTTAGAGAACCCATACCACGTGAAGAAACGCCAAGTGTAGCACCTTCTGACATAAGATTCTTTACGATATTGCCATACGGAGTATCCATAATCTTAGCTTTACCAATAAAGTTATTACCTTCTCTTTTCAGAGATTTAATCATCATACAAACACGCTCAAGATTAATAGAAGGACCAGAAGGATGACCCAACTCACCATATGCACGATTCTTATCAATACTCTCAGCATGATAACGACTTACTTCTTTTTCTAGAATAGAAGGATCATACATTCTTCCGTTGCGATTAACAAGACCACCTTGCAAAAAGATACCTTCGATGTAAAGGTTCTTCTTACCTTCAGCACCTTCCTCTGCAATATACTTTACTTCTTCTGTTACTTCAGTAATCAGTTTCATTTAAATATCCTGTTCGGCTGCAAACTGCAACAATTTAAAATATCCATCTTCTGTTTCTAGCATCTCTTCAAACATTACTTTGTTGCTGTCAGATAATTTTTCATATAAATTATTTAGCAATTCTTCTTCTGCCAGCATTAATTCTTCGTTTAAATCGTCTGATTCATCGTAACCATATGATTCAATTTCAATTTCTTTTCTAGGAGGAGCACGTAAAACTACTTCTTTAGAACCATCAGGCTTTGTAACGGTAATTGCTTCTTTAGCTTTTCTATCAGAAGTTATGACACGAGGATCAGCATCTTCCCTAACTGACTTCTTGACCATAGAACCAAGAGTAATTTTTGGCTTAGCAGCTTCTTCTGGTTCACCTCTAATAGCAGACATGAAAGATTTGTGTGAAGTAGCAAGACGCTTTTCAAATTTTTCTTTTTCCATAGGCTTCATATTCATGTGCATATTAAGAGCCTTCTTAACATGCTCCACAGGAAGCTTGTGCTTTTCACTATCATTAAACTCTGTATGGCGATCGCCACGGAGGTTCTCTGCCTTACGAAGTTGAACAATAATGTGTTCACGTCCACCTTCGTCTTCACCATCTGGCTTGCTTGAGCCATCTTTACGAGGGCGGCCACGACGAGCTTCTAAAATTGTATCTAAAACCATTTCCGTTTCCTCTGCTCTATCTGCGCCACCTGCAAACTCAGAAGGTATTCTTGACGCATCTATTGATAATCTATGGGTGATGTTTGTTTTAACCTTACCAAATTTTCTGGAAGGTCTTTCTACAGGCTTATCAGCAATCTCTGCTAGATTAATATTAGCTTTAGAAAGGTCTTCGTTCTTCATCTGAAGACCCTTCTTTTTAGCTAATGATTTAATTTTTTCCGGAGTAAATTTCTTTCCTACTGCTTCTACTATTTGTTCAAATGTTTGATTTGATTGTTCAGGAGAAGTTTCAGAATTTAACTTATACTTTCTTACAGCACTACCTTCTTTGATGGCACTTGATCTGATATCTTTGATGGTAATTACTATATTACTTGACATTAATCTAGACTCTTGTTAAGATTATGACGGAAAGGAGATTTTTGACCGTGTAGTTTACCTAGATTATTATGAAGAGTATGCTTCTTGAGCTTTAAGCTATTAAGAGCTGATTGCTTAACAAGATTTAAAGTATCTGTTTCTTCTTTGAGTCTCTTGTCATTCTTTGCAATGATATCATTTCTTTCATCATTTGCAGGCTTTTTCTTCATAGAAGCAAGGTCTGGCTTCATTGTAGTTGCAATTGTGCTAGAACCATATGTGCCTACATTATCCTCTTTCATAGAATGAGGAGTAGCACCACACTCGTCGCACTTGATACCACCCTTAGTTTCTACATAATGACCTTCGCCACAATCTTTGCAAACTCTTGCTTCGTGAATTTTCTTGCTAGCACGAAGAACTTTAAAATCATCAGCATCGATCTTATCTGGATCTCCAGCTATTGATGCAATCTTTTTTTGCTTAGGAGAAAGTTCTGGTTGACCTCTGCGAGAATCTCTATACCTCATCATTGCACCAGCTTTTTGGTTTCTGATAGAACCCAATGCTTCACCAACATATTCTTCCCTATTCATGAAAGGATCTTGGTATGATGAACCTGTATTAGAAGGAAGGTTGGAATCGTAAGGTTGATCATCTTTATCTGAATATAGCATGTGATCATGAACACCACAGACCATTGATTTAGCGATTGCAATCTTTGATTGTACCCATGGTTCAACATGCATATCCATAGACATATTATTAAGAAGATCCTGAGCGCTTGCAATCATAGCTTTTAGCTCTGTTCTTACCATTGATACTTCATCGTGTGTATCATCATAAGATTCAGCAACCTTCTTAGCAGTTGCTGTAGCAATAGCCATCTTCTTGCTCATTGGCATAGAAGGATTTTTGCGAGCAATAGCTTTTGCAACTTCTTCACGCTTTTTTAATTCAGCAGGAGTTAGGTGCTTCTCTTCTACGTAATCAATTTCTTCCTTACGAAGCTTGGCAAGGATAGCTCCAGCTACCTTCTTACCTGCTTCCTTGGAGCCATAACGCTTTGCAGCAGCATCAGCAATCTTAGAAAAATTCTTACCTGGCTTGCCAATATCTTTACCAGCATGTGCTTCTTTGGCAGAGTATGAGGTAGATTCAAACTTAGCTGTTTCGTAGCCGTTGTCTGACTCTGAGCCATCAACCTTTACATTCTTATCGTAAACAGTACGATCGCCACCTGGCTTATAAGAATTAGGAAATTTATTTTCATATGGCTTTGTAGCACCACTAAACACATGCTCTTGATCTGTTACGCCAGGAACAAGATTTTTGTGGTTTATAGGATTATGTAAGCCTTTAAAATTCTTCTCACCCTGTGACTGAGGTTGTTCAACCTCATGAATGTTCTGTCTTTTATTCTTCATCTGGTGTTTCCTCGGTTGTATAATCTTCGAAATCTTCTGTTTCGTATTGATCCTGTGGAGCTAAATCATACTGATTACCAGTGGTGCTACCAAACATACTTGCTGCAACATCTGCAGACATTAACTCAATCTGCTGCTCTGCTCGAGCTGTCATAACAGCGTCGAGAGCAGGCTTCAAGCTAACTGCATCTTTGTTCCACGAATATGCTAAAATGTCTTCTACGTTGCTCATGTTAGTCTCCAAATCTATTACATATTTATAAAAAATTTATATTATCTTCCAGAGCCACCAGTATTTGGTACAGCCCTACCTCTATTTGCTCTGCCGCCCGATACATTTCCTGTATTGGGGTTGGCATCATTTGTTCCTGGTGTTGTTTGCGTAGGAACAGGATTATTTAAATTACCACCCATATTTTCAATATCAGTGGTGTTTTTAACTTCATCATCGGGGTCAACGACACCTTGTGCCTCTTGCTGCATCTGAACTAACATTACCTTAATGTCATCATCAGTTTGCATCAGAACATTCTTTCTAATCCATTCTTGTGAATAGTATGTTCCAATGAAAGGTTGAATGTTAGTTAGAGTTGCAATTCTTCCCTGAAGAAGTTCTGCCTCTTTAAATTCTTCAAAATGACTATCGATTGCAAAGTCAAAGTTAATCTGATTTGAAAGCTCATCCCAATCAGATTCGGCAATAACACCTTTAAGGATTAATTGCTTTTCAAGAGCACCTAGAAGGAGTAGTGAGAATCTTCTTCTTAAACGTCCAACAAACTTAGTAAACTTTACTTCGTCTCTTGAAATTTCCGATGCTCTACCAAGTGTAAATACCTCTGCAGATGACTGCAATCTTGATACAGGGACGTTCAACGATTGATATAACTTTCTTTGGAAGTATTCAACGTCAGCCATTTCGCCAAGGTTTTGACCTGAAGGGAGTGTTGTAATTTCAGTACCACGACTACCTTCACGACGTGGGAACCAATAATCTTCCAACATCGTCATATACTTACGATCGTCTTTAACGGCACCAGTGGTTGCATCGTATACAAGACGATTTTTATGCTTGACCATCATATCTCTTAGATATTGTTCTGCCTTTGGTGTAGGAAGGTTACCAACATCGATGTAGAAAATACGGCGTTCTGGGGCACGAGAAATACGATAGATAACAGTTGCATCTTCAAGAGTACGCAATTGATTCAAAGGCTTGATTGCCTTTTGAATGTATGAATACACGAGAGCATTGTTTTGGTCCATCAATCCTGAAGTCACGTGAAGGATAGAATCTGCAGCAATCTTAATACCGTTGACTGCACCTGAGTCAAAAGGAAGACCAGCATTACCGCCAGCAGGAAGGAAGTTCTTTTCATTGTAAACAAAGTATTCTCTTTGGGCTGAAGTAATTGTAACTTCACCTTTTGCTTTTCTCTTTACTTCCCTTACCTTGCGAATCTTTCTAGGATCGATGTAACGAAGTTCGAGGATACCTTTTCTTGGATCTTTTTCATCGATGATTACGTGGTAGTACATTCTACCATCAATATACCATCTTTTAAAAATTTCGTATGCTTCTTGTTGAAAATTGAACAATTCTAAAATAAGTTCAAATTCTTGTCTGATACGATTCTTTACATTGTCACCGTATTTAATTTTATCGGTGTTTAAAACAACAACAGCTTCAGAGTCTGTATCAATAGCTTCATTGACGATATCATCAATTGCTTGTTCTAACTCTGGTTGTAATGCAATTTCTCTGTATTTGGATACTAACTGAGATTCCGTTCTAGCTGTACCATCAAGATCAATATAGGTGCCATATGCACCACCTGCTGCAACAATGACAGCACCATCGTCATTTACTACTGGAGCAAATGATTCGACTGGTTCTTCTTTTGGACGTGTAATTTCAAAACCTAAAAACTTAGCCATAATAATATTTCCTTATAAGATAGAGAAGAGCTGCTATAGTATTTATAGCAGCTCTTTTGCTCAGATCTTATGCGCCACCCGCATCACCAGTAGGACCACCAAGAATTTCAAACGTATCATACTGGAAGCTAACCTGGAACTCTTCAATCTCATCAACAGTTGCCCATTGCAAATCGATTGGTGTAATAGTTTCTGGAAAGATTCCATTGAACTGATAAGTTCTTAATTCAGAACCATCTTTACCAAACTGTGTTACAGTTGCCTGTGACTTATAAAGACTTGGTGCAGATGAACCAAGTGCAGTAATGTTTGATTGATAAAGCTGAATATAATTGTTCCATTGTTCCATAGCATTTCTTACCAAGAAGTCTTCGTCGTTGATAATTGTTACGGTCCATGGATCGAACTTTCTGTCCCCTGCCAACTTAAGCTTTCTACCGAAGTATGGAACTTCGATAGTGCCTAATGTGGATGCTGGAAGTTGCGCTGTCTTACATAAGAAAGGCAACTTCAAATCAGCAATAGGATTAACAGGGTTACTAATAATCACTTGGAAAAGTGAAGGACGAGCGCCGCCAAGAACTAACTGAGAGCGGATATCATTAATATTGAAAGCCATTTTTCTTTCCTCTCTTTATTAGAATTTACCAACAATTTCATTAAAGTCGACTCCAGTGCGTACTGCAACGAAGTTTAACTGAATGAAATTAATTGAGCGGGCTGGTTTAATGTAGATGTCACCAACAAATTGGTTTGAATCCACAACTTGTGGTGTATTGTTTGTTGCATCACAGACAACCTTGAAGTCTGTAATACCACGGCGACCCTGAATGTCTCTTAGGTACGGAGTAACAAGGTTGCGGAATGAAGCCTGTGTAAATGTATCATTGAACTCGAACAATGAATACTTAGCAGCAGTTGAAATTGCCTTTTCAAGAACAATGAACAATCTACGAACGTTGATTCTATCAAATGCAGATGGCTGAGTAAGAAGTGTCTTATCACCATAAAGAACAGTGCCCTGACCTGGGAATGTTACAACTGGGTTGATATTGTTCTTATAAAGAAGGTCACGATCCGCTTTATTTGGATTGTAAGCCAACTTTACAACATTCTTAATCTGACCTCTGTTGAAGCCTGCTGGTGAATACCAAGGATCACGGATAGTATCTGTTCTTACACAAAGACCAGCAATATCACCGTTCAATGGAACCCAACGATAGAGATCATTATACTTATCATACTGATACTTATAACCAGAATCTAGAACAGCATATGAAGTGCTTCTTAGACCATTTCTCATTGCAACAATACTTGTTGCTTCATTACCTGGGTTAGCTACAACAGCACCCTGGTATGGAGAGATGAATGAGATACAATCCATTCTGCTAGAAGTGATATTATCAATGATGTAGTTTGGAAGAGTGATACCTAGTGGATCACCAATAGTAGTAGACTTACCACCCAACACCAATGAGATGTCAATTGATTCTGCAGAAGCAAATACGTCATATGCTTCAGCTAGAGAAGAGATATCAATGCTTGATTCTGCAAGGCCATCAGCACCATTGTTGAATGCAATTGTTTCAACGCCAGAGTTTGTACTTACTGCAGGGAAAGCATTAGATGTTACAGCACTACCAAGATAGTCTGTTGTAGACCAAACATATCGTGAGCTCTTGTTTAGAACGTCTCTGTAGTAGATTGTTCCACCCTGTAATCCCTGTGCATCAATTGCACGAGAAAGATTTGGCCATACTTCAAGAATCTGTCCTGGAACACCAGTGAACATGCCAAGCTTATCTGTGACAACAATGTGAACTTGATCTACGATTGATGTGTTAGATGTTCTTGTGTTTACATAATCAGAAATGCCAGGCGCATTATCAACAGCGTTGAAATGTTCCCAATTTCTAGTCATGAATGCATTTGTGCCATTTGCAGAGTTAGAGAAGTTCTGCTTAAGCTGAAGAACATTATTGAAGTTAACATTGAACCAAGCAAAAGCACTACCAACGTTTGAAGTAACAGTGCTGATACCACTAACCTGAAGGTACTGAAGACCAATAGTAGAATTACCTACTGGAATGTAGTCGCCAATGTTAATTGCACTTGCAACTGCATGAGCTGTACTGGTAGCAAATGAAGAGTCATCACTTACAATAGTAACATTTGCAGAAGATGAGTTAACATTAATTGCTAAAGTACCCTGAGTATTTGTTGCTGTATAAGTTGTGTTTGCTGGATTATATCCACCATTAATGTTTTGAGAATAACCAGCTGCTGTATCGCAGATAGAAATTTCAAGTGAATTACCAATGTAACCAGGATATTTTGCAACGAATGGAGTGTTAGCACTGAAAGCACCAGAATTGTTAGGAATATCTGGGTTGCCTTCTTTAGCCAAATAGTCATTATTATTTTCAATTACAACGTTGGCAGAAATTGTACCAGTGTTTGCAACTGCGTTATATGCTGCATCGGAAGCTGCTCTTGAAACATATAGCTGGTTGCCATAGCCCAAGAAGTTAGCTGCTGTAAAGAATGTTTCGAAATTGTTTGCTGTTGGCTTGCCGTATAGATTGACTAACTGATCTTCTGATCCCATTAGATGAGCCTCGTTTACAGGACCCCATCTAAAAACACCAGCGAATGCACCTGTAGTCGTAGAGACTGTAGGAACAATGGTTGTTAAGTCATATTCTGATACGCTTACACCAGGACTTACTTGAAATGCCATTTTATTCTCCTTTTATAATAAAATTATCAAATCTTATATGTTCTTATTTATAAAAAGTCAGTTTAGAAGAAAATGGTTCAATTCCCCATCAGATAAAATACGTTTAGGATCCTCTTCAGTATCCATACCCATATCAATAAAACCAAATGGAGTAAAGTTATCACTAATATCATCCATAATTCTTTTTCTAATATCAGAATTAGAAACGTCTTTAAAGTAGTTTTGACTTACCATCCAAGCAAATAAAACTAAACACATTACCAAGTCATCATGATGACCTTCTTCTGCATTGTATGAAGAACCATCAACAACGTATGTTGAAAGTTCATTAATAAGATCATAGTCGTTTAATATAATCTTGTTGTTTTCTACTATTGATTTAAGATTAGAACAACCAATTCTTTTTGTTACTTTAGAAGTCTTAATACCCATTCTTGATTGCTGACCACCAAAAGCCCCAATCACTGTACCTCTTCTTCCACTCGTCTTAGTAGTTACAATATTATCATATTCTAGATCTTGCTGTAATATATTTACTACTTGTGAACCTACGTTAATTTCAACCAAGATAGAAGCATTGTTATAATATTTACCAACGTTGTCTAATAAGGTAGGAAACATCAACTCGGTTATATTTGAATCTTTGTATGTAGCCACAACTTCATATGGCATCACACTACAATCTATAATTGTAAATGCTGAACTATCTAATCCAAGACCTTCAGAGACGTCTACCGTCATACAATAAACATGATCCTTAATAGGCTGCTTATATATTTTTAACAAACCTTGGTGTTCAAGCTGCACAGGATTGTTAAACACCATCTTAGAAAGAAACGAAGGATGAATAAGAGTATTGGTTGAACCCATAAACTCACACTCAAATTCTTGACGGAATTGATCTACAGAAGTACTTCTGATCATCAAATCTTTCCAAGCTTCATCTCTTCCAGGAACATCAGACCAATGCACATCAACTCTTGCATAGTCGTTATTTCCGTTGACTGAATCCATCCATATCTTGTAGAATAGATTCATACCATTTGGCGTAGAAGTAATTAATAGTTTCGATGTAGCACCAGATGTGATTGTAGGGAACACGGAAGCAAAGAATGCATCCTGTACGTTTCTAGGTACGAATGCAAACTCATCGAGATAAACAAGATTATATGATTGACCACGAACCGCAGAAGACGAAGTTGCAGATGCTAAGATTTTGGAACCATTTTCTAGTTCTATATTACCTTTATTCCACTCTACTATTCCTTGCTGTAACCACTTTGGTAGCCACTCGTATGCTAGCTGAACACGGGAAAGAATTTCTCTTGCCTGCACTTGTTTATTTGCTAGCACAGCAATGTTGTAATTTTCATTAAAAAGAATCTTATGTAAGAGATAACCAACGACACCTGTAGTTTTACCAACCTGACGAGGCATCTTACAAATAGTAAAGCGATTATCATCAAACGCTTTAAACATATTTTTCTGATATTGGAATGGCTTAAAGGGAACGAGACCCTTATCGACAGAAACAATCTTTACATAATTTTCACAAAAGTAATCAACGTCACTAGCGCACTTGAGATATTCCTCAATCTGCTCTTTGCTAAATTGTAACTTGACATCTTTGTTCTTTAGGTTTTTATTACCTAGATATATATCAGCCATTTTCTTTCTTTATCATCTTTAATAGTTCTGCAGAAGAACCAACAAATAAATTGTTATTCACAGTCGAAGGACCTTGGTCTTCTTCTTTATTTAACTCTTTGTGTTTCTTGGCTAGTTCTAGTAGATCCTTGTTAGCATCTACCATAGTTTTAATTAAATTGGTTACTACTTCAAAAGCTCTTGGTGATTCTGATTGCTTTGCAATATCCATGATATCTTCAAGAGCACTACTACCCTTTTCAATTACATCGTAGAGATTACGTCTTGCATACTCATAGTCATTATTCTTCTCTGCTTTAATTACAGGAAGAATATCTGTGATTTTTGAAGGAGAATCTTCCATTGGAGACAATCCTAAAGCACTGGATATTACATCTTTTTTTGCCACTTTACTTATTCCCTGTTGTATCTATAATAAATCCAAAATCTGATGTTTCATCAATCTGTGAAAGAGCTACCGTTAGATCAGAGTTAGAGGTTGGTAGTCCATCAGCTGTTAATCCTGGTCTTATGCTTGTTGACACAGGAACTGTAGGTGAAGTTGTATCCAAGAATATATTGGTTTGAACAATCTTGATAAGTTTGCTTTCTGTGACAGGACCCCAGAAGTAACCTTTGATAACAAAGTTGAGCACAAACGTAAGAACTCTTCGTTCTGTAAAATCAGCTTCATAAGTATCATCAAGATTAACAGAAGTCAACACAATAGGAATATCTGTTTCCTCATTGAAATTTGTGCCAAGCATTGCTGCTGTAATAGTCCACTCTGGAGTAAAATAAGGAAGTATTTGTTCTACAATTTGTAGACCATCTTCCATTGTCTTACTCATGATTTGAAGTTTCATTCCAATATCATAAGGTGCAGGTGTAAATACCTTCTTGTATACGTTCTTGCCATTGATATCGTTCTCTGTAACGATCTTCTTTACTGTCTGCAATTTTCTATCTGGAGCATACACAATACCATCGATTTCAAAGGCCATTCTTGGCAAAGTGATGGCTGTAGGACTAGAACCAGTAGGGTTTTGCAAGATACGAGCAAGAAACTTATCTCTCGGTCCATATGCTATAGGTACTTGAATAGATTGCTGAAGGTTACCATCAGAATCATGTCTTTCGATAATAACATTGTTAAACAACGTACCAAATATGGCTACGTACTTTTTAAACAAAGAATTATAAAATGGATTAGGACCTATCATATTCTTGTCTGACTTTCGCTGAATGGATCTATTTCACTAAAATCTACAAATGTTAATACGTTGTTACCAAATGCAGCATTCTGTGCACCAGGATCTAAAGTATCCAATACATATTCTTCTTCATATAAACCAGCACCATCTTCTGTTTCAAGTACAGAGAAGCCATCTTCCATGAAAAGATCATATGCTTGTGATACTGAAGCAATGGTATTGTACTTAATATCAATATCAGGAACGCCTGTATTGAATATTTCATTAGAGTATTGAAATAATTCACAGGTAATATCATAGAATTGCAATGCACCCATTTGATAGAATACAGGTCTCATCTCAACGTACTTGATTTGGAACAAACCTTGATAAGGAGCAAACCAAATCAAATCACCTTCTAATGGACGGTCTCTTCTTAGATATGCACCTACATTAGTTTCAAAAGTTCTATATGCAATAGAGAATGTAATTTCTTCTTGAACCTGTACACCAAAGCTAGAAAGAAATTCACCATCACCATCAAAGCCATCAATACTCTTGACATACATCTCTACATTAACTGCTGTATCATATGCAGAGTTGACAGCTTCTGTAAATGTAGAACTCTCGGCTGTGATTACTCTAGGAACGTAATACACATCAATGCCGTAGATTCTAATAGATTCTATTACTAGATTCTCTATTAGATTCTGTTCTGCTTTAGAGTTAAAGTTGTTAAAATAAAGTGAGGTTGCCAAAGTATTATCCCATCAAATATGTTGGCATGATGTTGTAGTCCATCATCATTCTCTCTTCCAACTTCTTTATCTCGTCAGTAGCATCATTGTATATCTTTTCACCATTGAACTGAACACCGCCTGGCAATTGCATACCAGTAAACTTTGTTAAGTTAGCACCCCACTGCTGCTTAATCTTTGCAGTAGCATATTCCTGTAACCATCTATCTTGCCACACAGATGAATACACATCTGGATCTACTGTTTGGTATACGCTGATAACAAGGAAGTACCCAGCATTGATCTTTGACCAATCAGTATCAATGAACAATCTTTGTGATTTTCTATTATATCTTAAAGGTTGTTGACCAACAAGTAATTGTTCTAACAATTGCAATTGCTGGAATGCCATATAGTATGGTACCATTGATTGGTATGTCAATGTATACAAATCATTCAATGCAATCTGATAACGAATATTAAAAATGTTATTGGTAGCAATATAGTCACCAATAGCAAACATATCAACAGCACCAATGATATTATCTGGTAAAGTGATATATTTGTTTTGAATATCTTGGGGTGTAAGGATGTATGTGTAAAACATCTTTTCTGAGCCATCATAATGATAGTCCCAGTAATACTTTAATGCATCATCAATACGATCGCTAACCTGATCTGGATCAACGTTGATCTCAATGACAGGTTTACCCAATCTTCTTAGGCAGTATTCAGCAAAATCATTTCTCGAAGCAATAGTAGCAATGGCCATGTTTTATATCCTTTTTAGATATTTATAGAATTAATTATCCTAAAGGTGCTGTAGTGTTGGTGCTCCCAACACTAATTTTAGCTCCACAACCACAAACACTTCCTATAACAGCAACCAAAGCACCCTCACAACTAAAATGCCCTGAACCTGAAGCAATCGATGTTATTCCATGTCCTGGAATAGGGCAAGAGTGACTATCTCCTACTCTTGCAACCAATATTCCATTTACTGATGTCTTGGAAGCAGATGAGATAATAACTCCACCATGATCGCTTCCATCACCCAGTCTTGCTACGTCAGGCATTATACACCAAGAATTTCTTTAAACTTTGCAGTGTTTGCTTCACGCTCATCTAGACCAATAGTTCCACCATTTACTTTTCTTGTAACAGCTTCACAATTATCTTCATCTGCAGCAGAGTTGACCTTACTATTTTTCCAAAACCATCCTGCTGATTCTACTGCACCTTTTGGTGTTGCAAGAAACTCAACAACCTCATCAAGAGATACACCAAAGTCTTGAGACATATATGTGTAATTGTGTCTACCAGTCAATTGAATTAAACCATGACCACGAAAGCGATACCCATCACCACTATCTTCATCACCATTGCCCATACGATTTGCATATACTCTATTTGCAATCTTTTCTGGATTATGTGCATAATCTTGAGCAGTATCTTCATCAGGAAAGTACTTGTGAAATGTGGTAACAAGACCTTCAGCTTTGTAGTTTAAATTTTCTTCTGTTACTCTAAATCCACCTGACTCATGTGCACACTGAGCAAGAAAATGAGCAAGTCGCAAAGGAGAATTGATCTCATATTTGGTTGATAAAATATCAATACTATCCACGATTGCTGTTGCAATATCATCTTTTGCGGAAGGAAAAGCTTCCTTGATTTGTTCTTCCGTAATCATCTATAATCTCCAATTATGCTATAGTATTGTTATACATTATGAATCCTAAATTTACATTAGGAGGTACCAAATCAAATTGATTATTCTGTGTAGAAGTAATATTGTTAAGATATTGACCTGTCAAAGGATCTGGAAATGAAAATACAGTCGATATAGGATGTGTGTGATTTGTACCTGATTCAAAATCATGACTACCTATGTCAGTAGTAGTGCCATATATTGTAGGACTTGATATCTTTTTGCCAGCTGGACTTACGTGTGAATGGTAACCGTTGGCTTGTACTGTTATGTTATTAAATGTCAATGTTCCTATATCAGGACCCATCATTCCCATTCCATTCGCAAGCTGTACACCATGATCGGGATCTGATGGATTCATATTAACTAAAATAAATTGACTTCTTAAGTCAGGAGTTCCATTTGTACCATCACAAAAATGCCAGTTGGGAGGAAGATTACCAGAAACGTCTAAATCAGGACCAGAGTAACCAAGATTATTACTTAATGCATACCCAATTATTACACCGTTTGCAATTGGTGTTTGAGAGCTGGTAGTAATCCAACCTTTTAACTTAGTTATGTTTAACCCTAGTGTTGTATTGTAGGTTACTAGGTGTGAATGTAATCCTGAGTTTATTAATACATTAGCCACTTGACTTGTTTTGGTGGATAGTTGATTGACCTTAGGAATAATACCTGTATGGGTATGAGCACCACTTGTATTAGAAAATAAACTTACATTAAATCCTGCATTGCTATTATAAGAAGTCCAATCGTTGTTTTGATTATCAAAATATCCTGTGCTATTTAATTGAAACGCTAGGATAGAATTGTTGGATCCAGTAATGGTATTACCAGATGCACCATAGGTTGTTCTAGGCAAACCTGTAATAGGATTAGTGCTACCAGGAGCAAAGTGTTTGTTGTCTGACTGAGTGTAATGGTCTGTAGGAAGATTGTTGCCAAACACAAGAATATCTTGAGGTAACCATCCAATCTTATCATTACCCTTGTTTAAATTAGGGTCTCTTAACAAAGGGTTGACTTTAGTTAGTGGTAGACCAAGGGTGTTTGTGTTTCCTGAATAATCAGTAACACCAAACAACGAAGCTGATGATGTGGTGGTATATTTAATAATTTGTTTGTTAATATCAAGACCATTCAATGAATGATAGTGGCCAGGAACAGGTGATGTTTGAGAGGTATATGTATTACCTTTGCCTGTAGTTAGAGGATCGCCAGATAGAGCACCCCATGAATAAGGAATAGAAGTTCTAAACCCTATCGTTGTTGGGTTGTGTGCTCCACTAATATCAAGCAGTGTACCATATGTGTCATCTAATAATGTAATAATTGGCTTATGATACATACCTAGAGTTTGATTCCAGGCTCCATAAGAAGGACCATCTGTGTCACCAAATGCAAGAACATTAGTAGGCAAATTAGGATAACAAAATTCCTTTACTTGTCTATAGTAATCTTGATTTATTACACCGTTGTTTGTGCCATTGTTTGTATTGAAAAGACTTAGATCAACATCATAATAAAACAATACAGCATAGTCAGGAATGTATACAGGAACATTGGCTACAATAGATTGGTTTTCAGATGTAAATTGGGTAATGGCCATTATTAAATACCTGCAAATCCTTTAGCAGCCAACATACCAAACCAAGTAGCACCACCATCAATCGTATACAAGTTAATGATGTCTACATATCCACCTGTTGTTGAAAGAGTAGGACCTGTTGAAGGGACGTTCTCTGATGTAGGCCAGTATATTGTTTGATTAGACCAGTCAATTGTTCTTGAACCATAAGGATCCTGTGCAACAAAGAAGGTATACGAATATAACTTACCTGATACTAATCCTGTGGTATCCATTACGATTGGAACAATACTTGCTGTCAGCGTAATATTAACAATGTTGCCAAGAGATAACGATACTGTTGTGCTTATGCTACGATTGGCAAGATTATTTACATTTTCACCATATCCTTGGAATACAGGAACATATATCGTGTTGCTATTGAAATTAACATCTGTTACCATGTTATTGGTAATGTATGTATTGGAGTCAAATACAATTCCAGTTGCTGCTGCATTTACTCTTAAGAAGTTACCAGCGTGTCCAGTATATGAAGAAGGTGCATCTATCAAAGTAGTAAATGCAACTGTGCCTGCTGAACCTGTGTATCCAGTACTACCTTGTGAACCTCTAAAGCCTGCAGAGCCCAAATATCCAACAGAACCATTGTAACCAATAGCAACACCTGTGCTGCCCATGTAACCTACTGAACCTTGGAAACCAATATCACCAATTGATCCTTGATAACCAATACTAGTCACGCCAACCGAACCTTGGTATCCAACGTCACCCATAGAGCCTTGGAAGCCTGTGTCGCCAGGGAATCCTAAAAGACCTACCGATCCTACATAACCTGTATCACCCTGTGATCCTTGAAAACCTGCTGATCCTTGAAAACCAACAGCTGTGTATGTAGAAGAATTAGCCCAATACGCTCCATTACTTCCAAAAGTAATGATCGAACCCGCTGAAGCACTTTGTCCGTTGGCTTGTGTTCCATTAATTTGGGAAACAAAAATTTGAGTAGTCATTATTGAAACTTCCTAAGAGGTGTGTTGTTTTAAGTATTTATAGCTTTACTATTATGCAGC